GTTTGACAACGCCAAATATAAGAAAAAAAATGAATCCATCAAAGAAACTTATCGAAAAAATTAAAACGGACAATGATTTTTCGTTGGACATAGCTAAAGAGCTGAAAGTAAGCCAGTATGCTATTATCACCCGCGCCAAGCGTAATTCTAAATTATTGTTATTGGCTGCTTGTATGAAAGTGTATAAGGAATATGGACTTTCAGAGGAGGATATCTACGCAAAAGACGAAGAAAATGACAGCCGAGACTGTACTGATAGTGTTCAGGGAGCTTAGCGAGGAGGAAAAGGAACGATTCATTAAGCTCTTAGAGAAAGAGATGACTCCCAAGCGCCGCACTCGCAAAAAGCGGAAACCGAAAGTGTGGGACGATGTAGAGATCGTGGAGAGACTGGAGGTACTTTTTAGCAAAGAGGTACTACTGGTTATTATAGGAATTATTGTTAAGTAAAAAATTATGAAAGCATATACTATTATCAAGCAGGAAATAGAGGCGCTTTTTGGCGTACAAGGGGTGATCCTCCGAATATACGAGGGGGATGTACAATATATTGTTGCCTTTGCCGATTTTAAAAAGATTGGCCAACTGCGGGAGATTATCCCCGTGGCGGATTGGCGGATGGACTTTTTAGGCAAGCAGGGCGTGATCTGTATCTCCTACCCTGCTGACATGGAGCAAATCCGTAAGGAAATGGAAGAGGAGATGTTTCCCTAAGTAAGTGAAGAATGAAGAGTGACTAATCAAAATCTATTTATTACCCTATTCTCTAAAATGTAAGCAATGCCCTATATTAAAAATGAAATCATAGATAAGATATACGAATGTGACTTGTGTGAAGCCATAGGCCGTATATATCACGATCCTTCCTATAAAATCCTATCCAATGGCACCGCTAAGGGGCTGTCTCCTTTTACCAATGAACGTACGCCGAGCTTTGTGGTGTCCAACGTGAAGGGGATATGGAAGGACTTTGCCAGCGGCCGCGGCGGAAAGTCTGTTATAGAGTTTGTCCAAGCCTATAAGGGTATGGACTTCCCAGAAGCGGTGAAACTGGCTTGTGAGGTGCTGAATATTCCCATTGAGTACGAAAAAGAAACCGAAGCACAGAAGGCCAAACGCCAAGAGAAAAAAAGCCTTGGGGAAATTATTGCCTTTGTCAAAGAAAATTATAAAGAAAATTTGCCAAAGTTGTCCCTTGCTCAAAAGTATATGCAGGAGCGGGGGTTTTCGGATGAGATTTTGTCGGATTTTGAGATTGGGTATGCCTTGGCGGGGATGTATGAAGTCTTGAAGGAACGCGGGCAGGTGAGTGAAGGGGTAACCCTTGGGGTGCTTAAAGCGTATCAGAACGGGGGGTATTACGATTTCTTTAAGGGGCGTATTATCTTCCCCATCTCGGACAAGCATGGGCATTGTGTGGGATTTGGCGGGCGTGTGATGCCTTCGGAAGCGAAAGAGGGCGCGCCTAAGTACTTGAACAGCCCAGAGAGTGAGGTGTTCCACAAGTCGGAGCTTTTGTACGGCTTCCACTTGGCGCGTAATAGCATGGCACAGCGCGGGGAGGTGTATTTGGTAGAGGGTTATACGGATGTGATGCGGATGCATCAGATAGGGTTGCGTAACTGTGTGGCTACCCTTGGGACAGCGCTCAGCGCGCAGCACCTTGCCGAAATCAAGAAGCTATGTAAGAAGCTCATCATATTCCGAGACAGTGACAATGCAGGGGCGACGGCTGCTTATAGAGACATGGGGTTGGCGCTGGAAGCGGGCTTGTTTGTCGAGCGGGTAGTATTTCCCTCCGAGCACAAAGAGGATCCCGACAGTATAGGTCAGCGGGAGGGTGCTGTGGCGCTGATAGAGGCGGCAAGGTGTGATGCGGTGCTACACTATTTGCAAGGGGCGTATGAGGAAGCCATTGACCGTGCTGAAACCAAGGGGAAAAAGGTAATCCTTATGCCTGAGGATAAGAAGCGGCTTAGTGACCTTGCCCTGGAGCTTATCGGGAAAATCCCCGATGTGGTGACCCGTGATGCCTATATGGAGCAGGTAAAAGCGCGCTTTGGGATTAAGGTTGCCATAGAGAAGCCGAAGGAGGAAAAGACATACCTTGAGACACCTCGTTTTAACTTTTCTGGCTTTTCGGGAGATGTAGACCCTTTGGAGGATTACCAGTTTCCGAAAGAGGTGGAGGATCCGAGTGTGTATAAAAAAGAGATACTGGAATATGGGGTATTTCAGCATGCGAATCGTATCTATTGTAATACGGGGAGTGCGTTCTATGATGTTTCCAACTTTTCGATAGAAATCATACAGCACATGCAGGACGAGCAGTTTCCTATGAAGCTGATCCGTATCTGTAATGTGCATGGGGTGGAGAAGATCTTTGACGTATTGTCGGAAAAAATCAATACCCTTAACACGTTCAAGAATGTGGTGACCTCGTATGGTAACTTCTCGTTTTCGGGGTCAGCAGCGCAGCATGAACGCTTGTTGCGGTACCTCTTTGACCGTATGGGTACGGGGCGCAAGATAGACGTGCTGGGCTGGCAGGCGGAGGGCTTTTGGGTATGGAATAACAAAATCGTTATCCCAGGATTGCGAGAAGAGGCGATCAACTCGGAGGGGCTTTTTAAGTATCAGCAAGACAGCTACTACATTCCTTCGGCTAACAAGAACTTTGAAAAAAACATGTACAAGTATGGGGCGCAGAAGAAGTTTAGGAGCATTCCCACGGAGGTGAGTTTGCCCCAATACCTCAAGCAGCTGTACAAGGTACATAGGGGGCATGCCATTACGGGGATCCTCTTTGGGATTGGTTCGCTATTTCAGGACATCGTGGTGAGTTGTACGGGTTTTTTCCCGATTCTGTTTTACTTTGGCCCTGCTTCGACGGGTAAGGATAATATATGCGAGGCGATCCAATCGTTTGTCGGGCAACCACAGACGGCCATACAGCTGGAGGGGTCGGCCTCGACGATTAAGGCTCAGATCCGAGAGTTTGCCCAGTTCAGCAATGGGATTTCGCAGCTGTCGGAGTACAAGCGTGGCAATCCGCAAGTGGATGGGATCATCAAGGGTTTGTGGGATAGGCGTGGGTACAAGCGTGGGAGTATAGAGAGTAAGGTTGCGGTGGATGAAGTGCCGATTATCTCCTCCACGCTGCTTACTGGGAATGACAGCCCCGATGCAGAGGCACTTATTACCCGCCTTATCTGGGAGGAAATGAAAACGCAAGAGTTCAGCGATGAGGCAAAGGCTTCCTATAACAAGCTCAAAGACATGTGCAGGCGCGGGGTGTCGGGGATCTCGGACTGGCTGCTACACAAGCGGGCAGTCTTCCAAGAGCATTTCTTGGAAGTCTATCGAGAAAAAAAGCGGCTGCTAAGTGAGCGGGAGGCGATCAAGGGGGTGCCTGTGCGAATGATAGATAACCTTGCGGTATTGTACGCCGTGTATGGGATCTTCGAGCGGGAGGGGATTTTTCCCTTTTGGCAGGAGGATATGGAGCGGCACTTTGATTCCCTTATAGAGAACCAAAGGCGTAAGATAGAGAGCGATTCGGTATATCAGCGGTTTTGGGATTGCTTTATGGTGTGCATGCGCCTGACGCAAGGGGAGCGCCTGCAAGTAGATACGAACCTACGGGCTGAGGGCGGGAGTATATACTTTAACTTCAGTACTGTATATAGTATCGTACAGCGCCAATGGTTTGTCCAGTACCGAGAGCAGGCGCCTGGCAAAAGTGAGATGCGCAGACAGCTTAGAGAGGATAGCAGCTATATGGGTGAGGAGAAGAGTATTCGTATTAATACCAACATCAACAGCCCTACCAGTGCTATGAAGATAGACATTGGCAAGTTACGTATTCGTGAGGAGCTATTGGCAGAGATAGAGGTGCAGTCCCTTCGTACAGCTTCCCCTTTTGCTGCTCCTGCGGCTTCCACAGAGAATGAAAATACCATTTTTTAAAACTAAAGCGATGATAAAGTATCATGTATTCGACAGTATGCGAGATTTATTGCCTATATGGGCGTATCTGAAAAAAAGTTACACCTATGTGGTGGGCTTGTACCGCGAAGGTTCTCTTATAGGCTGTCATGTGGATTCTCCAAGGAATCCTGTAGGATTAGAACAATTGGTAAAAAGTGTCTTTGATATATTTCCTCCACGATTGGAGGATATACAGGACTATGTGAAGAAACATGCTACCCGTATAGAATACAGCTACGAGGATTCGGTAACAGGGTATGATGAGGAAGAACGCCCCATTAAGAATGTAAGGATAAAGGGTAAGAGTGAAGACCTACCACTAACAGATGAAGAGTAACCAGTGATAAATAAAAAAGATATGGAAATAAAACTATTACTACCAAAGTATCTACTGAAATACATGCGCAAGATGTATGGAGAACCGTATCAGCTCAAGGGTGATAATGATGTAGGCTTGTATCTCTTGCATATCTTGGAGCGCAAGAGTATGGCCTCAGAGTACAAGTATCACCCCCGTAGTGGAGAGCTACATGCTTATCGGATAGCGGTGAATGCTTCTCAGTATGAGAAGAAGGGGTGTATTCTCTCTCAGGAGAAAATAGGCTTAGTGCTCAAGTATATAGACCAACACTTCCGGAGAGAACTGTACACACAAGCAGTGGTGAACTATCATCAGTTTCAGATACCTTACAAAGATACGATCCTAAAGCGATTGGAGATGTACGACATAGAGGAAAGCGACCTGATGTACGAGACCCTCCGCAAAGACTTTAACAGAAAAAAGGGGAGTATAGAGGAGAGACTGATTAAGAATGAAGAGTGACAAGCTCTCACCTATAGGCAAAAAGTGAATAAGTAATATTTAAAATAATGCCCATGTATTTTATTACAAAGAAAGAAAGTGAAACTGGTAAAAAGTTTCAAAAGATAATGGACAAATTAAAGGTTTGTCTTGAAGATCAAGAAGCATTAGCTGAAAAATACGGCTTCACCTCGTTCAGGAGAGTTCTTTGGGAAGTAGCAGGAGGAATCACCTCTGTAACATTCCACAAATGTGCAATTGTAGATGTCAAATTATGGAAGTTAGTTAATAAAGGCAAGAACGAATATAAGCCTCGATTGAATACCAAAGAGGGGAAAGCGCTACAAGCCGAGTTCAAACAAGCCACTGTTATCACCAAGGGAGAACTCAATGCCTGTATAGGTTGGGGGGGAGATTTTATTAACTGTATAGGACTTGATTGGAATAATGATGAATACTTTTGCTTTTTTATCGAAGAAGATTGGACAGATGTTCCCATTCCTGCTGATTGCACAGAGATAACGACCTCTAAATACAGAGAACTTTTTAAAAGGAAAAATGATTAACGGTGAATTTGTGAAAGATGAAAGATAAAATATTAGGGAAGCTCTCTATTGAGCTGATAAAAAAAGAAGATGATAAATATAGTGTTGCGCTAACATCAGAACTCAATGACACACAAATAGGTGTGATAACAGAGATATTATATCGAGCGCATAAAGGGGAATTTGAAGAAAAAAGTCGTAAACTGACAGAGAAGACAATAGACGACTTGTCAAAGATTCTGTATGTATATGACCGAAAAGTAAAAGGTGAATGGATACCTTATAAAGAGTTACAAGTGAACCCCCTAACCCTCGAAGGGGAAACAGGTGACAAGTGAAAAAAAAATTAAAAATATGAGAAATAAAATACTTGCAATTATTCAACTAATAGCTATTAGCATATTGTGGATTATGTTTGTTTTTGGAGTCTGTTTTTTATAGGCTGGACTACTGATATAGCCACATTAGGTTGGGGCGGAAGAATGCTTATCGTATGTCTGCTCTTATCAGGAATTACATATACAGTGTCAGAATTTAAAGAAAGGAATAAGGAATGAAAATCATTGACCTATTCAGTGGAATAGGTGGTTTTTCTCTCGGATTTCAGAGAGCAGGCTACCAATTCACAGAGCATTATTTTTCAGAAATAGACAAACACGCTATTGCTAACTATAAACACAATTTTCCCCATGCCAAATACATCGGAGACATTACCACTCTTCACGGAGGAGACTTTACAGACATTGACATTATCACTTTCGGCTCGCCTTGCTTTGTAAAAGGCACTAAAACTCTTACAAATAGAGGTTTTATAGATATTTCGGAGGTTTGTTTAAACGATAAAGTATTATCTCATACAGGAAAGTGGCAAAGCGTGACACAAATCAATGAAAGGATCCATAGTGGCTATATACACACTATTAGAATAGGGAAAGATACTGAACCTATAGTATGTACTCCTGAGCATCCTTTCCTTGTTGTGAAGAGAAATTTAAAATACAATTCTAAAAAAAGGAATTATGATATTTCCTGGACTGAACCTTTTTGGATTGAAGCAAAGGATATGAGTGATGACCATTATGTTGTCGTATCAAATCAACAAGAAAATATTGATTGTGATATTGATATTAACGAAGCGTACTTATTGGGATATTATTTAGCAGAAGGACACCTTGACAAGACCATAAGGAAAAGAGACAACAAACCTTTGTATAGAATATTTTTTAGCATGCATGAAAAAGAAAAACAACACTTTGCTAACATCATAAATAAGATAAGTTACAAAGGACGTTTTAAAAACAAAACTAATATAAGTTATTATTTTGATGATAAATTTGAAGGAAAGGGAGTTAAAGGAATTATCTCAAATGAAAGATTGTATAAACTATGTGAAAGCGTAGGAAGAGGAAGCGATAAAAAAGTTGTTCCAAGTTTTATATTGACTGCTAATATTGATATACAGAAATCATTTTTAGATGGATATATGTATGGAGATGGATGTTATATTTCAGAATCAAGAACTTATCAATGTCAATCTAAAAACATATCAATGGCATATGGTATTAGGCATTTAGTTTTAAGAGTATATAATGAGTTGCCCTCAATATTCTTTACAGAAGTTAGTCCTTTAAAAGAAATAAACAATAGAATTGTACATCAAAAAAATTACTTTTCTATCAAGTGGATTATAGACAAAAAGAGAGAAGTTTTTAGTTATAAAGTAAATAATAACATAGTAGTTAAGGTTTTAAAAAATGAAAAAGAACGAACAACCATCCCTGTTTTCAACTTCACAGTTGAACGAGATAACACCTACACTGTCGGAAACTATGTCGTCCACAATTGCCAAGATTTCTCACTTGCTGGAAGAAGAGCGGGGCTTAAAGGAGCCAAAAGTAGCCTTATCGCGCACGCAATTGCCCTCATTGCTCAGCTCAGACCAAGTGTTTTTGTCTGGGAGAATGTTAAGGGAGCATTCTCCTCTAACGCTCGCGCAGACTTTTGGGCAATTATCCAAGCGTTTGCCAACATTGGGGGTTATAGACTTGAATGGCAATTGCTTAATACAAGCTGGCTTTTACCCCAAAATAGAGAGCGGATATACCTTGTCGGACATCTTGCAGGAAGAAGTATCCCAGGAGTATTTCCTATCGGAAAAGATGATAAATTACTTGACAGAAAGACAAGGGAAAAAGGTTGGAGAGGTGGAAATCTCAAATCTTCACTTGCACGAACAATAACAGCCCGCTACTCCAAGATGGGGAGTTATGATACTTATATAGTCCCAAAAGTTGCCGCCACCCTCACAGGAGGAGGGCACTCAGGAGGATTACACTCAGACATGACTGTGATAAGACAACTTAAAAGAGGTAAAAATAAAGGCGCAGATCTCAAAATCTGCCCTACTATATCGAGCAACGCCTTTCAAGAAAATAATTTACTTAATGGTGTGCGCCGCCTTACAGAAATAGAATGCGAACGTCTGCAAGGGTTCCCAGATAACTGGACACAATATGGCTATTATAACGGGAGAATAAGGCGTATCTCAAAAACACAACGATACAAGCTAATCGGCAACGCTGTAACCGTGGATATAGTAGAATTAATAGCAAAACGATTAAAATTTATAGTAGATGAATTTACACCTTACACTCAAGAAAAACTGGTTTGACCTTATTCTCTCAGGAGAGAAGAAGGAGGAATACCGAGAGATCAAGCCTTACTGGGAAAAGCGGCTTATCGGAAAGAAATATGATAGGATCATCTTTCGCAATGGCTATGGGAGCTATGCGCCATGGTTTGTTATTGAACTGAAAAGGATCACCCAATGCACAGGAAAGAGTGAATGGGGTGCAGAAGAAGGCAAAAGATACTTTGTACTTAGTTTAGGAGAAATAATTTTTAACAAATAAGAAGAGGATGAAAACAGTATTTAAAGAAGGAATGGAAGTTTATGACCAATTAAATTTTCCTAATAAGAAAGGTGTAATTGTAGAGATAAGTAATGAAGAAAATGATCCTTATCCTGTAGAAGTATCTTTTGAAAATGAAGCAGGTCGAAACAACTATACCCCAGATGGTCGTTTTAGTAAAAAACATATTCCAACCCTTTCTACTAAGCCATATGAAATTGTGTTAGAAGGCTTTGAACAAAAAGCACCTCCGCCGACTTTTGAAAAAGCGGAAAAAAAATTGAAGTATGATAGGGACAAATATGCTTATTTTAATTTGGAAGGTATAAATATACTTTATCCTAAGAGTGTTAGTCCAGAAGTGTTTGAAGCTCTTAGACAATTAGTTATTCTTAGAGACTACTACAATGAGGGGTGGCAGCCTGATTGGGAAGATGATAAGAATAAATTTTGTATCTCGGTAGAGAAAGGGAAACTTTGTTTGGAGTTATGGCTCAATACTAGTAGAGTGCTTTCTTTTAAATCACATGAAATAGCCTACAATTTTCTGGAAGAGCAGAAGGAATTATTGGAGAAAGCCAAACCTTTGTTGTAATAGAATTAAACTTGTGAAGCTATGAAAATATACATATCAGGAAAAATAACAGACACGGATATTGAGCAGACACGGGAGAAGTTCCACGAGGCATGTCAGTACTTGATTGCGATGGGGCAAACTCCTGTTTCTCCTCTTGAGAATGGGCTGCCCATTGATAGCCCTTGGGAACAGCACATGCTCAGAGATATAGAACTCCTCATGGGGTGTGGGGGTATATTCCTCCTCCCTGACTGGAAGGAAAGCCGAGGGGCTCGTATCGAGCATGCTATCGCTAAGGAATTAGGATTACTGATTCTATCCATGTCATAACTAAACAATAATAGGAAGGAGGTAAAAATCATGAATGACAATCCACATCCACTAAGTAGGCAATTGGGGGAAGAGCTTTCTCAATGGCTCGTTGAGGTAGCTGAAAAGATCTCCGCAGAGAAGAATTTTCAAAAAAGGCTATCAAGATTCCCAAAAGAGATAAAAAAAGCTAAGCTCTTGGATTCAGATGATCAGGAGTTTTTAGAAGAGATTTTTGATTACATGCTGGATCTATCCTTTATTGTGAAAGAGAATAAAGAGGAGTTAGCGGATATCTATGAGGCTTACAATGGATTGTAAGCGGTTACCTGCTTAAAGCGTCCTTTCCCATTCAGGAAAGGGCGCTTATCTTTGCCTATAATCTAAAAAAAAAAATGAGTTACGAATTGTGTAATATAGGGGAGGATTTCACACGGGAGATCCGCCATGTGCTGCTCTTTGACGCGGCGAGCTTTACCTTTAACCAAAATCTGAGGGCGCTCACCCCCGATCCGAATGCTGCCCTTGTAAAACTCCGAGTGGCTCACCCCAGCGGCTACAGCCGTAAGATAAGCCTCAAGGAACAGAATCATAATGACTACTTTGATATGAAGGTTACCTTTCCTGTGTATGAGCTGAGCAAGGAGGTACGGCTGAAGCTAATCTCCATGCACAAAAAGCGTAAGTATGTGGTAGCCTTGGTATCGGCTCAGGAGATGCTCGTGGTGGGTAACCATAGGGAGCCTTTTAGCCTTACCATAGATGATGACATCGTGGATAACGGTACGGGGAAGGATCTATTTACCATTAGTCTGACGGGGCAAACGATCATTTTCCCAACGCTTGGGAAGATTACAGAGAAGTTCAGGGTGCTGATGTTCTTGCCGCCGATTAATTAGTGGTTAGTTGTTAGTTGTTAGTGGACAGAAGACAGTAGACAGGGGGGTATAAAAGCTGTCCTTTGGGAGGAGGAAGGGGTGTATTACCTTTGCGGAGGACAGAGGTCAGTGACTAGTGACGAGTTACAAGTGACTAACCACTAACCACTAATAACTAACAACTAAAATATGGTATTAGCGATAGAAAAAGAATATTTGCTCTCGATCATTCCTGGGCTTGTAAAAGGGTTTAAGGATAATGCTTTTGCGGCATCGGAGAAGCTGGAGGCGGATTATGAGGCTAAGCTGGAGGTGCAGGCGCGTGGTGGGAGTGCTAGCGGGCGGGATACTTTCCCCGTGGTGGTGGATATATATGGGGCGATCGTCAAGCATACGTCCTATGACTATATAGGTACTCAGAGCTATGGGCGCTACCTTCGGCAGTTGGACGCGCACCCAAGTGTATCGGCTATCATCTTGGATATAAACAGCGGCGGGGGTATGGTCTCAGGCACAGCGGAGCTTGCCCACATCATCAGAGGGATAGAAAAGCCCATCGTAGCCTATACCAATGGGTATATGTGTAGTGCAGCTTATTGGATTGCAGCAGCCTGCGATAAGGTTGTCAGTAGCCCCTTTGCCGATGCGATAGGGAGCATTGGCACCATGCTACATACGCAAGACTACTCGCAGATGTTTGAGAAGTGGGGCGCCAAGATCTATGAAGTGTATGCCCCTGAGAGCAGCGAAAAGAACAAGCTATGGCGGGACTTGGTGGCAGGTGATGATACCTTGGCCAAGGAGCGCCTCAGCGAGCTGGCTAAGGGCTTTATTAGCTCCGTGCAGGCCTGCCGAGCAGACATCAAGGACGACGGGCGTGTATTCAAGGGGGCTGTATATAGCCCTAAGGGCGCGCTGGAGGTCGGCCTTGTAGATGAAATAATGAGTTTGGAAACCTTAATAAACGAGATATGAAATACGTATTGTTATCGGCGCTCTTAGGGAGTGCCTTAGAGGAAAAAAAGCCGCTCTTTGGGGGTGAGGCCTATGTAAGCCTTACCGCTTCGCAGCTGGCCAAGGTGGAGTCAGCCCTTGCAGAGAAGAAAGAGACAGCGACTGCGGAGCAAGTGGCTGCCCTTGAGCAGGAGATTGCCACGCTGAAGGCTGAAAAAGAAAAAGTCGCCACAGAAGGAAAGGCGCTGAGTGAAGCCCTTGGCGAGGCGATGGCGCTGAATGACCTTAAGAGTAACGGGGATGCGATCGCTGACATTGCTACCCTTGGTAAGACTTGCAAGGAGTATGGGGAGAAACGCCCAGTACATACCCAGCCAAGTAATGACGGGCGTGAACAGCAGAGCGGGGACGAAGTAGTGCGAATGGAAGATGCACACAATCAGCTGTAAGAACAATTTAGAATAACAACTTAAAAGTAAGAATATGGCAAGAAATATTGACATTGAACAAATCAAAAATGAGTTGGTTCGTTATGGAAAGAAAAATCCTTTTGAGCTACAAGCGGCGATTCTTTCGGATAAAATCCTACTGAACCAATTTGCTAAGACTTTGCCAAAGGTCAAAGGGGAGTATCATATCCCTTATGTACTAATGACGAACGTGGTGCAAGCCTTTTCGGACACTTGGACTCCGTATGGTAAGGTTTCTTTTGGCAAGAAATTGCTTAAGAACTTCCAACAGAAGATGAACTTCCAGATCAACCCATACGAGGTTTATGATAGCTGGGTGGAGGAGCTGTACGAAGAGGAGAAGAAACCCAATGAAATGCCTATCAGCAAGTACATCATGCGTATGGCGCAGGATAAGATCATCTCCGACTTGAATGTGGTTTCAGTTGTAGGGAAGTACGATTCTACTCAGGTAGGAAGCACTACTCCTGACTACACCAAGACCATGGATGGTCTGAATGAAGTGGTTACCAAAGCAGTTGCTGACACAGAAAACCCTGTATTCCTAATCCCTGTGGATTCTTCCGCTACCATAGTGGATAGGGTAACGAAGTTTGAAAAAGGGTTGCCTGACCAAGGGAAAGTAAGCACTATCTTCCTCTCCTTGGAAGAGTTCAACGATTATGTAGAGGCTCGTGAGACCCCTGCCAACCAGTACATAGACTTCAAGGATCCACAGCGTGGAAAAACGAAGTTTGGGCGTACTATAGTGGGCGTACCAGGATTGAAGAAAGGGCGTATCATAGCGTGGTACGATGGGAACTTCTTCCGCTTGTACGATCGCAAAGACAATCCCGCACTATTGGACGATGTGCAAGTGCAGGACTATGTAGTGAAGCTCTTCTCTCAGTGGCACTTGGGCTACGATTTTGCGGTGAACCAATACCTATTCGTAGAGACTGCGGATGCCAGCAAGCACAGAGGATTGAACAATGATTCACAAAACAAGCTGTTCTATCCAAACCTATTTTTATAATTAAATAGATAATATATGGCAAAAGATAATAATGATAACAGAGAACTGACCCTTGAGGAGCGCGAGGCGCTCCTTGAGGATCGCTCTTCGGAGCTGAGCACCCGTGAAGCGGCTGTGGATCGCAAGGAATCAGAACTGAATGACATCGGTACGGAGCTGGAGGCACGAGAAAAAGTTCTTAACCAAAGAGAGCAGGCCCTTGACGAAAGGGAAAAAGCCCTTGCAGCATTAGAAGCTACTTTGGAGGCTGCGGGAGGCAAAAGGGTATTGCAGGTAGAGGAAAAGAGAGAGGGGCATGCCTTTTCTTTCCGTGGAAAGAAGTACCAGTTTGCAGACGATGCACCCTTGCAGATCCTATTCGGTGGGGAGCGCTACACTCAGGAAGAGTTGGCCGCAGACGAGGAAGCACTCGTGCAGCTCATAGGCGGGGGAAGCGCTCTTATTGTAAAGAGTGAAGAGTAAAAACAAATAACGAATAAACTTAAAAGATAAAAGAAATGGCTACAAATTGTTTTGATAATGCTCCTTTTGAGAGCTTGGACAGCTGTCCAAACGACGAGGTGAGCGGGGGTATCAGTACGCGTGTGCTATATGCCCCTACAGCCTTCCTCGACAAGTGTGTCCTCCCTCCTAATACGGGGGAGCTGGGCAAGGCTAACACCATAGAGGAAGGAAACCTAACCCTTGTCACTGGGAAGACATGGAAGGGGATAGACCTACAGATCAACGAGAACGAACTAAAGATGAGCCTTGTGGGCAACGCGGGGAACAAGAAGGCAAAGACAGACCTTGAGGCAAAGATTCCACGCTTTTCGGACAAGGTGCTCGACTTTATCGGGCGTTACAAGAACGTGCCGATGACCTTTATTGTACCTGATGCTGTAGGTACTTTGTGGGTAGTGGGAACAAAGATTAACCCTGCCTTTATGGATTCGGCGGATGCTACTACGGGTAAGAAAGCCGAAGACGATTCAGGGGTAACACTGAAGATCACCACCAACTCCAAGTTGTACAAGTATGCGGGTAGCATTGCTGAGGCATAATTATTAATGATTAACGATTAATGCTCAATGATTAATGGCAAAGGATCAAGAAAATAAGAACATGGCGACTACTTCCCCCTTAGAACAGGGGGAGGTAAAGCGCCTAAAGCCTAATCTGGAAGAGTGCTTCGAGGTGCTGCTCCCTGGAGGGCGTGTATATTACACTGGGGAGAAGGAGGTACAAGCAGGGTTACAGATCGTAGACCTCTCGCGGGTGCCGTACAATGCCTTGGTACTATACATCACGGGGTTTAAGTACTTGGCGCTGAAAGAGGGGGCTGTGGCGCTCTTCTCGGAGCTGGGCGCAGCAACCCTTGAGAAGCTCATCGCCCAGAAGCGGGAGCACTACCCCAAGGATGTGCAGTACTTGGAGCGAGCGCTGCAAATGAAAAGAGGAGTGGCTAATGATTAATGATTAATGTTCAATGATTAATGACTAACCACTGATAACTGACATTATGGATTATAAAGCTCAATATAGGGAATTGGTTAATGAGTTGGAACGCCTTGGAGGAGATCTTCGAGGCGTTCCTCGCTACTATTCCTTAGAAGCAGAGGCAAAGGTAAGGCGACTTATCAAAGAGCGATCCGCTCAGCCCACTTGTGCGCCTGAGTCACAAGTCACCCCCACAAGTGGAGAGCCTCCACAAAAAAGCGAAGAGCCGGCAAAAAAAACGGATTTTATTGCCGATTATCCTGTGGCGCTACATGGGGTGTATAGGGCTAAGCAAGAGGCGTGGCTCCGTGCCTGTTCGCTGAAACTTACATTGAATGCTGTACCTATGGAGGACGAAGTCAAAGCCTGCGAGATACAGCGGCAGCTCTGGCAGCTCTTCGAGACGATGGACAATTGTGATGTGATGCTACAATATTGGCGTGATCATAAGAAGATCCTTGAGCCAGTCCAAGAGGATTACAGCCGCCTTACCCCTATGGAGCTTGTACAGCGCCGCAATACATTGCGCAGTAATATCGTATCACGAGAAAAGAGCTTGGCCAAGTGGGAGGAACAAGTGAAGAGTGAAGAACTAAGAGTGAAGAGTGAAGAGGGCATGGCCGTGAGGAGCTTATGGGTGCTTAAGGAGAAGATCGCCAGAAAGCGCGAGGAAGTGGAACAAATGAAACTACAAGTGAAGGAAATAGAGGGGGTAATGGATAGTGGTTAGGAGGGAGTGGTTAATTTTTTCCAAAGTTGTCCTTTTAATTTTTTTGTATCTTTGCTCTCAAAATAACTCTAACAGGAACTTATCGTGAAAGTTGTTCTGCTAAATTAGGAAAGAAAGAGTGAGGATTGGTAAGGAATAACAAAAAGATTTTTAAGTAGCCTTGCAAGAAATTGCAGGGCTTTTTAGTGGGCATCCCTTCCCGTAGGCTCTGAAGGGAAATAGTGGTTAGTGATGAAAAGATCTGTCCTTTGTATTTGCTAATGATAGTAATACCTTTGCCCTATCAGAAACAAAGGATCTTTGTTTTTGGAATTGTTATAAGTTTTACTTTGCCAGAGTTTTACTTTGGCAAAGTTTTCTCTTATTCAATTTTGGCAAAGATTCTTGTAAAAACTTATAACAATGGACAAAGAATGTTTTTTATCTTTCAATGGAAAGAGTATCTACTTTAAAGAAGTGTCCAATGAATATTGGATCGCTATTAAACCTATCTGTGAAGCGTTAGAAGTAGATTATATTCGTGCTTATAAAAATCTTTCAGAAGATGATTTGTTGAACCGTATATTGTCTAAACAGACAATATACGACAAATCAAATAGGCTTCAAGAGATGGTTTGTTTGCCTGAAAAATATATTTATGGTTGGATATTTTCGTTAAGGTCTCGTTCGGGAGTATTAAGGGAATACCAGCTACAATGCTATGACATTCTTTTTAACTATTTCAATGGTGCCCTTATAGGGAGGAAAAGACTATTGCAAAAACAAGAAACTACCCAAAAGGAAATAGATAAGATAGAGCAGCAACTGAGAGAAAACGAACAATATACAGCACTTATGAAGCTCAAACAAGAGCATCAGCGCCTTAGGAAGCAACTTAAAAACATAGATAAACAAACCATTGAGAGGAACCCTTCTCTTTTCTAAGTTAGTCCTTCCGTTTGCAAGGGCTACTATTGTCTAAACAGACAATAGTAGGGGGGCTAAATAGGTAAAAAAAGGGGCGTGTGTTGTCTAAACAGACAATACACGGGGGTCTAAATAGGTAAAAAAAGGGGCGTGTGTTGTCTAAACAGACAATACACGATATATCCCAAGGCGTTGAAGACTGCTCTTTTTTAGTGAAAAGTGACAAGTAAAAATTTTTTGCAAAAAAATATTTGGTAGTTTCAAAAAAAGCCGTACCTTTGCAGTGTTAAGACAAGGGCAACACTTGTTAAAAGTTGCAAGGTAATTTTATTGTTTTATAATATATCCGTGAAGGTGTCGTATAGCCGTAATGCTATACAACAAAAAGCGTTAGCTCTTGTCTTAACAACACCCACTCACGGATTCTTTATTTTATATACTATGTTAAGACAAGTAGAAACCACAGAGACAATGCTTCCGACTGCGGAGGCGTTGTATCCCCAAAAACCACAAGCGCCCCGCTCCAAGGGGTTATTGGAAGACCTCTACGAGGAGGTGGCCAAGGAGTATTTTCAAGAAATTCTTCAGGAAGCTCGCGGAGAATGTGTGATCAAGGTAGGTTCCAAGAAGAACAGCTATACCGGAAAGATTACCGATGAATGGCGTATCTGTGCGCTCCATCAGGAGGGCAAGGGAAAAACCTTTGCCACAGCGGTACTCTCGCTCTATGGGGCTATCACTTATGCTAAAGTAAAGGAAGGAGGTGTGCTATGAAAGAAAACAGACTACCACGCCCGCTCAATGAAGTACTCGGGAGAAAGCTCGCTTATTGGATCGCCGAGATAGATGGCAGGTTAGACCACGAGGATGATTTTCAGGAAAAACTCTTGCAGTTCCCTAAGCTATTGGAGGACTCAACTTTTTTTGACAAGGAAGAGGAAGCCTTTATCAAAGATATGTTTCTGCACACGCTCTCGCTGACCTTTATCGTGCAGCGGCACAAGGAGGAAATAGAGCTATTCTGCGAGGAATACAACAATTTAGGCTGTTAATAAGAAAGCGTATGGAAGATTACACAGAAGAGATTCGGGAGCTGATAGGGAGGTATTACAGCCCTATAGCGACCACCGATAGCTGGGCATGTACTTATAAGAGTACCCTTGAGCTGCTTACCATGGTGGTGGGGGTGATCCCCACTACCCCCGTAAGCGAATACGATATCTACGAGCTGATGAAAGAAATAGGTTTTGCCATAGAACTGGTGGAGCAGGAACAAGGAGAAGCCTTCTTGTGGAAGCTGTATAAGAAGAGTGAGAAGTAAAGAACCTGAAAAACTTTAACACAAATTCCTCGAAAAAAATGACAAAAATACTTGCACGATACAAAAATATATCGTACCTTTGTGATGTCCTTGAAGGTCGGGGATGCTGAGAGAGAAGACAGCAAGGTTCTTTGAAAACTAAAAAAAAGAGATGCATCTAAAAATAGTCTTTAAATGCAAATCCTTTAAAATAGTTCTTGAATTTTCGTTTAGGAAAATCTCAATAAAGATTTTTTAGGCTTGGATTGGGGGTCGCCTCCCCCAATTCTCTCTCTTTTTTATTTGAGGGCAAAAGTAATACTAATTTTTTAAACTTGCAAACGTTATGAAAGAAAAAAAACAACCGAGGTTTGAAGTAGAAATACCCCTTAAGTGGTGGCATTGGTTATCATTTGTTCTACTAATATTATTGTTATGGAAAATACTCAGATAAGAGCGCAAGTATTAGCGATTGTGGAGACCTTCGGCATGAAAGGAAAGGTAGTGGCTAAAGCAATGGGCGTTACTGAGAGCACTTACAACATGAAAAAAGTGCCTGCGGAGAATGGCCATAGCTTCAATGAGAAAAACCTTCAGGACTTGGTAGCCTATATCAAGCAAGAAGCCGAAAAGCTGACCCTTAATGATTAACAAAAAAATTAAAAGCAATGGAAACAAAAGTAACAGACATAGAAGCGCGTAAAAAACAACTGATTGAGGAGGAGATCAAGTACTGGATGTTTATCGGAGGGCTTGTGGTGATCATAGGCCTTGTGGTAGGTGCTGTGCTGTGGATAGCAGGCGTGGTGCGCTGGTGGGGTGCACTGCTGATCCTTGTGGCCACAGTGGCGTATTCCTACTATACAGATGTGATCGGCAAGCGTTCGGCGGATCGTATACGAGCCATACAGGACGAGGCAGGCTTTGACCGAATAGAACAGCGGGATCGGGAGCGGGAGCGGGTAAGGCTTGTGGTGCTTTGGCTTGTTTTTGCTGTGATGTTTGGCTATGGTATGTATCTGTTTGGTCAATATACGGATGAGGTGGCGATGCTGCTCTTTTTTGTGACGTACTACGGGGTATGCTTCCTTATTGTGAGGTACTTGTGGCGACAGCTCTTATAGTAACGAGTGATAAGTGACGAGTGAAAAGAGTCCTTTCCAATATGGAAAGGGCTTTTTATTTTTGCGGGAAATTAGGGTTTAGCACCTAAAACCTATAAAAATGGCAAAGACAGTCAAGACGGATTTGGTCATCACGATCAATGGCAAACAGATCAGTGATAGTTTTTCAGGAATCTCAACAGCAGTAAAGAATTTGGAAAGAGACCTAAAAAAACTCACACCTGGCACGGAAGCCTTCAACAAAAAAGCGGCAGAGCTAAAAGAAGCCAAGGCACATTTGGAGCGTGTAAAAGGAGAGATTCAACAAGCTACAGCAGCGCTTGATCAGGTGACAGGGAGTGCCGAGCGAGCAGGCTCCGCCCTTGAGGCAGCGGGGCGCAAGAGCGAGGGCTTTTGGTTTGGAGTGAAGCAGGTGGTTACGGGGAACTTGGTTACAAACTTTTTGGGTGAGCTTGCAGGCGCGGCAAAGGATTCGGTAGGCGAACTCTTGGAAATCTCCGATGCGATGACGGGGGTGGAGAAAACCTCAGGGCTTGCCGCTGAGAAGGTACGCGAGCTGTGGAATGACTTCGACGAGCTGGACACCCGTACAGGGAAAAAGGAGCTGCTGGATATTGCCCAGATCGGAGGGCGCTTGGGGATTACGGACAAGGAGCAGCTCAGGGAATTTACCGAGGAGATAGACAAGATCTACGTAGCCCTTGGGGATTCGTTCCAAGGAGGATTGGAGGCAGTTACCACCAAGGTAGGCAAGCTCAAGAACCTATTCGAAGAAACAAAAAATCAGAACTACGGGGAAGCGCTGAATGCCATAGGCTCGGCGCTGAACGAGCTGGGCGCCAATGGTACAGCCAGCGAAGAGAATATATCCGATTTTGCTACCCGTATAGGACAATTACCCGATGCGCTCAAGCCAACGATCGCGCAGACCTTGGGCTTAGGGGCGGCATTCGAAGAATCGGGAATCGACGCGGAGATCGCCTCCAGTGGGTATTCGCGCTTTATGAGCGTAGCGGGTACCAATGTGGAAGCCTTCGCCAAGCAAATGCGTATGTCGGCAGAGGAAGCCAGGGCACTGTTTGAGAGCAAGCCTGAGGAGTTCTTCTTGCGATTTGCCCAAGCCATGAAGGGATTAGGCGCGGAGGGTACAGCGGAGGTACTCAAGGGCTTAAAGCTGAACACACTGGAAGTACAGAAGGCTATAGGGGCAGCAGGCGCCAATGCGGATCGCTTTCGAGAGATGATGAGCTTGGCTGGTGAGGCGATGGAGGAAGGTACCTCCATACAGGAGGAGTTCAACAAGGTCAATAACAACACCGCAGCCATCTGGGAGAAGATCAAGAAGGTATGGAAGGAAACCTTTACCAGTGATTGGGTACAAGAGAAGCTCTCCTATATTATCCAAGCACTGGGCTGGCTTACTGGGGTTACGAGCAAGGCGGGCGATGGGGTGAAGGTATTCAGGGAGCGCATTGCCTTTTTGGCCAAGACGATAGGAGTCTGTATTGCTGCCGTGGTAAGCTATAAGACAGCGGTGAGTTTGTCTACAGCGGTTACCAAACAAGCATGGCAGCAGTCGCTACTCTATAATGCAGTCCTGAAGGTCAAGACAGCGCTTATGCAAGCAGGAAAAGGGGCGGCACTGCTTCTTTCGGGAGCCAAGGCAGTCCTTACAGGGAATATACAAAGAGCTACCGCAGCCATGCGTGCTTTCAATATGGCCACAAAACTTAGTCCCATAGGGCTATTGGTGGGAGTGATAGGGGCGGCAGCGGCTGCTTATATGGCCTTTAATAGAGAGCAGAAGCAGGCGCTTACAGGACAGAAGTTACACAATGATGCCATCAAGGAAGCCAATGTACAGACCGCGGTGGAGGTGAACCACTTACAGCAGTTATTGGCTGTAGCCAAGGACGTACAGAAGCCATACGAGGAGCGCCGTAGGGCTGTGGCGGAGCTAAACCGATTGGTTCCTGAATACAACGGCAATCTTACAGTAGAGACGGCACAGACAGAGGAGGCTAAAAAGGCTTTGGATAGGTATGTGGAGAGCCTAAGGGCAGCGGCCAGAGAGAAGTACCTCAAAGCGATTGTGGATCAGAAAGCCGAAGCGCTGGCCAAGGCGGAATATTCGAGCCTTGAGGAGAATATCTCGTGGTATCAGAAGGCATGGAATAGCGTCAAAAGTATGGGGAATATGACTATGGCTGCCCAGAACAATATCGTTAGTTCCTTGGAAAATCGCAGCAAACGTATCAAAAATGCCGAGCAAGAACTCAAAACTGCCACAGACCAACTTATGAAGGAGCAAGCCAAGAAAGTAGAAGGCTCCACAGCAAGCACAGATACCCCCGATACACCCATAGTAGGAAGCAGTGGAGACAAAGAGGGCAAGGGCAAGGCAGCCAAGGCAAAAGACTATACCCAAGAGTATGAGGCGGCCAAGCGTGCCCGCTTACAGGCAGAGCAGGAGCTACAGAAGGAGATTGCGCAAGGGCTGGAGGAAAGCCTTGATAAGCAGCTGGCCACCACGGAGCAGAAATACAATGAGAAGAAGTTCAAGCTACAACAAGAAAACGCCACTCTGGAACAGGAAATCAGCACCCTTGCGACGGAAAAGAGTAATGATCCCAATCGGGAGAAAGCTATAGCCGAAAAGCGTAAGCTGATGGAGCTCAACAAACAAATAGAGGTAGCCTATGAGCAGCAGAAGGAGCAGGAACTCGCACAAGTCAGGGAGAAATACCACGCCAAGGAAGCTGAGCGCAGGGTCAAGGAACGAAACCGAGAAATAGAAGCCCTTCGCCGCCAGAAATCCGAGGAAATCATAGAGATACAGAGCTTGGAGGAAGCCAAGAAGCAACTGAGAGAAAACCTATCAGCGGGGGAACTCTCACAGATTAAGACACTCGAGGACGCTAAAAAAGCCCTAAGAGCACAAGCCGAGAAAGAGCTGTTGGCACTGAGCCTGAAAAACTTTGAGGAGCAGAAACAGATCCTTATGGGCTACCTCTCCACCCTTACAGGGGAAGCCAAGGAGAAACTGGTCGAGGACATCACCCAGATAGAGGACAAGATAGTCCAAATCAAAGAGAAGCTGGACAACATCAAGAACAACAAAGACACTAAAGAGAAGAATGCCGCAGACAAGGAGCTGGAGAAGGTGGATGTATTGGGATTCTCGGCCAAGGACTGGAAGGATACCTTTTCCAACCTTGATGAGATGAGCAACCGCTTTAAGGCTGTGGATATGGCTGTAGGAGCGATGAATAATGCATTTAACATGTTCTCCCAACTCCAACAGGGGCTGAACCAAAAGGAAATGGCTACCTTTACCAAGAATCAAGAACAGAAGAAAAAAGCCCTACTCAACCAGCTCAACCAAGGGTATCTCTCGCAAGCACAATACCAAAAGGAGCTACAGCGCTTGGACGAAGAAGCCGATGCCAAGAAGAAAGAACTTAGTGTAAAGCAGTTCAAAGCCCAAAAGGCAATGAATATGATGAATATTATAGCCAATACGGCTGTAGGTATTATGAGAGCTTACGAACAAGGCCCTATCGTGGGGAGTGTCTTTGCTGCAATTATAGGGGCTTTAGGGGCTGTACAATTAGGGATTGTAGCCTCACAGCAGGCGCCAAGCTATGCCAAGGGAGGATATACCAAGGGCTTAGGATTTAAGGACGAAAGCGGGCAGGAGGTGGCCGGAATCGTACACGGGGAGGAGTATGTGGTACCCCAGTGGCTCAAGAAAGATCCTGAAGTAGCACAAGTGGTGGAATGGCTCGAAGCTAAGCGCTTGGGGCAGTCCCCTCAGGGCTATGAAGCAGGAGGCGAGGTGAAGAATACCAAGCAGGATGCCCCTACAAGTGAAAACAGCGTCCCTGCTGTAGGAGTGCCTACAGGACTTACCGAGGTGCTTTCAAGGCTCAGCACTACCATAGAGAAGCTCCAAGGGGAAGGTATAGAAGCCTATATCGTAGCCGACGCTAAGGCAGGGAAGGAACTCCGACGGGCGATCAAGGAGTACGAAGCACTGCGCGAACGAAACAAGAGATAGTGATTACTAAGGGTTTAAAAAAGTCCTTTCCTATATGGAAGGGGCTTTTTATTTTTGCCTTAGATAGAAAATTAAAAGGTATTGATTCAATGGAAAAAATCTTTGTAACCTTGTGGATCCTCTTTGGTATCTACATCTTAGTCTTAGTAATGATTATGGCCGACCTATGGAGTGGCCTGCGCAAAGCCAAGAACAACGGAGAGATGCGCACCTCGTATGGCTACAAGCGTACCGTAGGGAAGCTCGCCCAGTACTACAATGTGCTAATCGCCCTCACGATAGTAGACAGCATGCAGATGAGTGCTGTGTGGTACTTTGAGCAATATTACGGGAATCAACTGTGGTTCTTTCCCTTTATGACCCTTGGGGGTGCCTTTTTGCTCTGCCTGATAGAAATAAAGAGTATCTATGAAAAGGCCGAGGATAAGGTACGCTTGGACAAAGCTGGACAAGTGATGGGCAAGATCATCCTTAACCGCGGGGATGTAGAGGAAATAGCTTCTTCCATCAAGGAATATCTTAATGAAAATGATAAAACATCCATAAAAAACGAATAACCATGCCAACACCTAAGTATAAAGTAAGGCCTGACACAGGCGAATTGCAGGAATACCTCTTTGAGTACAACGGTATTTTAGCACTTAAAAACTTCGTAGCACGTGTGGACGGAGAGCGACTGATCCTACACAGCGCGGAGGATATGAACTTCTCTATCTTGGACGCCTTGGTCAGTGAAGTAGAGATCAATGGAGTTGTATATGACAATGCCGATGCAGCCCAGCAGGCACTACAGCGCTTAACCTTCAATACCAACAGACCGGTGATCATGACCCAGCGCGAGCGAGAACTACTCTTGGGAGCGCTCCAAAGCGGCAACTATGTAGGCACAGCAGCGGATCTGAAAGCACTCATTGACGGCAAGGTAGATAAGGAAGCAGGGAAAGGGCTATCCACGAATGACTTTACCAATGCCTACAAGCAGAAGCTGGACACCCTGGAAGATTACGATATAGAGCTGGACGAGAATACCACAGAGTTACGATTCAAGAAGGGAAGTAATGTAGTAAGGCGTATCTCCCTAATGTTCTTGGACGACGAGGGGACGAAGTTGGTGTACAACAAGCCTGAGAAAACCTTGGAGCTGAGAGACAAGCGCAATAACCTCCTTACCAGTATCCCCGTGAGCCACTTTGTCAGCAATATTCCTGATGGGATCGTGGTGCAGAATGGGAAGATTAAGCTCATGGCCGGAAATAATGTTATTTTCGAGAATGCTCTTTCCTACAATGATTTAGCAGATAAGCCCAATTTGAATTTTGCCCCCGCCTCTCACAGACACAACTGGGACGATATAGATGGAAAGCCGGATTTTAACTATTTGCCTACAACAGGAGGTACTGTAAATGGTGATATAACAGCTAATAGTATTATAAAGAAAAACTCTTCAAACGATAAAGTACTTTTAGGTGGTGGTGGAGATATAAATCTTTCAGAACTTAAGAATGATAATGTAAAAATTGGTGGAAGAAATCTTGCTTTAAATACTGGTTCAATAGGAGAAATAAATATTAGCAATACTTCATCAACAGTAATAAGTGGTCTTATGGAGAAGCTCCAAAAAGATGAGTTATGTATGCTTAGTTTTGATGCAAGAACAGTATTACCAAACACTAAAAGCTTACTTCATATAGAATCTTATGGTGATAATTCAACAGTTCCCGGACAAAGATTTGTTGAAGTTAAAGGTGATAAATATAAAAGATATAGTGTGTATGTGAAGCTATTAGATATATCAAATAAAAATTTATTCGTTTGGCTAACTGAAAAAGAAAGTAATGTAGTTGTCAAAGATTTTAAATTATATAGAGGTACTCAAATAGAAGATTGGTCACCTGCTCCTGAAGATATATTAGAACAAAAGACAATATATGTCGATGCTCCTACTTTTAATGTAACTAATGAAACTATTAATAAAACGGTTCATATAAACAGAGATTGTGCAATAAACTATAATAGTATGCCTTTGTTGTCTACTATTTGTTTTAGAAAGGTTTATGATGGAGGTAAAATAACTTTTCATGGTGGAGGTACTCTAAAATATACTGGTGATACAGTATTCAATGGTAATAATGGTAGCACTGCTGTATTAGATATGAGCGCTGATATAAATAGAATTTACATAGATATAAGAAATATATGATGGAAGTAATTAACAAACTCAAGGGTAGCGACAAGATCCTACACAGTAAGTATGGGAATATGATATTTGTAGGCATATTCTTAGTAGCTGTGTTATTCCTATCCGTGGGGAAATCCTTACTTATAGCCGCTATCATATTAGGGAGTATTGGGCTATGTAAGGAGCTATATGACAAGTATTACAAGGGTACATTCATAGATTGGTGGGATATAGTGGCGAGCTTCGTGCCTTATCCTATAATTAAAAACATAAACAGATGAATGCGATACAATATTTTGATTGGGGAGGGGGAAAAAGAGATATTCTTTATTGTAAGGTTAGACTAAAAAACTTTTTCGCTCTAACAGAAGGACGTAAATTTATTGGGCACATTCCTTTACAGATATTCGAAAGCAAGGTTCAGTATTCTATATATAACAATACAGAGAATGTGAGCAATATCATAAGATCTAAAAAAACAGAAATGTATCAAGAAGGTAACGATTTTATTTGGAATGTTTTTATAAAAGCTCCTATTAAAGATAACAGGACATTAGTTAATATTGCATTAGTAAGTGTTTCTGACGCTAATCGGTGGCTTTTTTTTAATATGTTTGAAAAATGGCCGGGAGGATATATATCAGGAAGAAAGATTAAAGAAGAATCATTAAGGTCTGGAATTCACTTTGATAATGAATCATTACAAATTGCCATAGCTTCAGGACTTAATGTACCATTACGTTTCGAAGATAACAACGAATTGATTACAATAAGTAGCCTATTAGGAAAAGAAATTGTTTTAGAACTAAATTAAAAAACCTATGACACCAAAAGAATTTATAAAAAAATACAAGACATTTGCGCTTGAGACGGAGAGAAAGACGGGTATATCGGCACTATTTATACTGGCTCAGTCAGCTTTGGAGACAGGTTGGGCTAAGAGTATCCCTGATAATAATATGTTTGGCGTGAAAGCCAAAGCGGGCACGCCTCCTGAGAAACGGCAATTAGTAGTCACAAAAGAGGTGCTATCCTCTCCTAATGTATCTTTCCCTGAGATAATCAGGATCACCAAGCGAGCGGATGGCAAGTATCTGTACGAGGTTAAGGACTGGTTCCGCAAGTATGACAGCCCAGAGGAGAGTTTCACTGATCACGCCAACCTATTCATGAACAACAAGCGATATGCCAAGGCACTACTGGTAAAGAGTGACCCGTACAAGTTTGCCGAGGAAGTCGCAAAGGCAGGCTATGCTACCGAGCCTACGTATGCCGAACGGCTCAAGGGGGTGATAAGAACAATTGAGAAGAATGACCAATGAAAATTACCAATGAGAAAGAAATTGTATTTACTATTAGCTCTTATGGTGCTATTAGGGTGCAGGAGCAAGAAATCAAGCCGAACCGAGCACAGAGAAGAGCAGCAAATCGAAAGAAGGGAAGAAAAAGACAGCCTCTCTCAGGTAGAGTCTCATCAGGAAGTCGCTACTTTTGACCTCCAACATTCGCAATCTTACGAGCTCTCTCTTGAAAATGATAAGGACAGTATAGAGGTGCAGCGAGAAAGACGCATAGTAAAGAGGCTCGATGGGGAGGTCTCTCATATCGAGGTGCTCAAGGTCAAGGGGGGAAAAGCTACCCTAAGGGTAAAGCAGGAGCAAGCGCAGCAAGCAAGGCAGGTAGTCCGTAGGGAACAGCGAAGAAGTGAAGGACATTTCTCTCAAAAGAGAAAGGAGGTACTTACTTCTCATACTATGGAGCGAGAAACACTTCGCCAAAGATGGGGACTTGCTTGGTGGGTAGAGGGCTTATTGTTGGTGGTGGTCTTATGGTTGGGCTATAGAATAGTAAGAAGATGGATAGGATAGAGTTTCACTGTGCAGGGAGTTACTCAGAGCTCAGCCCTTGGCAACGAGAAGAAGTCTGCCTACGTATGGAGGATGATCGGCGTGACTTTCAGGAGCTATATCGGGAGATGGTGCTGATCCTGCTGATGGGGAATCCTTCAAGGAAAAACAAAAAGCGATTACATCGGCTGCTCTCAGAAATCTCTATCGAGCAGCTCCTCCCCTTGGGAAAGTTCCTGCTCACCGATAGGGACTTGTTCTCCTTTCCTGAGATCTGGGATGGGTTCACCACTCCCCTGCCTCGATTGAGTAATTGTACCATTCGACAATTTTCCGTAGCGGACATGCTTTTTTACCAATACAGCAAGAAGCGCGAGGAATTGTATGCACGCCAGCTGGTGGCAAGTCTCTACTGCTGGGGCGCAAGTGAGTTTGACCCCTTGCTACTCCCTAAGATTGCGGAGGTAACCGATAGCATTTCCCCTGGCACGCGGGCTGCGATTGTTTTTGCCTATCGATGTACCAGGGAGTACATCATAGAGCGCTATCCTGCTGTATTTCCTAAAGCCTCTTATAGGGAGGATACTCCTATATTCAGGAGGCAGGGGGATTATACGCCCTTCTCCAAGGTAATAGCGGCCATGGCGATGGACAGCACCCAACCCTTGGGCAATTGGCATGAGTGCAGCGCAACGCGTTTGTACGATTTTTTAGAAATATTGAACGAATCTATTCTCAGAAGTAAGCGCACATGAGAGATCTCTTTGTAACAGATACATTTGAACTGGACTTGAGCCGGATATCCATCTCCTATCAGGAAGAAAATCCGCGGTTCAAGGATACTTTCTTTACTCAATTCTCCCTCCCATTTGAGTTCTATATGAATGCAGATCTGAGGATCAAGATGGGTAATTATACGGCTATCAATGCCCTGCGGCTAAAGAAGAAGCATGAGGGCTACCATGTGATGGATGGAAGAGCCAGAAAGGGAACTTTGGAAATTCTATCCATAGAAGGAGAGCTGGTACAGGGGCAAATAGAATCAGGCTTCGAGCAGTTGCCGAATTTTGAAAAGAAGCTATGTGACTTACCGCTGGCCAAGGTAGCTATAGACAATATCTATGAGCATGCCAATGTAGTCTGTAGGAAGAGATACCCAGAGGTGGATTATAATTTTCCACGCGTGGTCTATAACAAGGATAACAGCCAGAGTGGCTGGGAAGCATTCGAAGGATTCTTGAACCACACTCGTAATGGGGCTTTTATCAATAATAGTGAGGATTCTGGCAATAGGGTAGTCCGCAATATCATTCACCCTATGCCTTACCTACTCTATGTCCTCAAGAAAGGTTTTGCCGATGCGGGATATACACTTGCCGGAGATATTCTCACCGATGAGGACTTCCTCCAGCAGGTGATATACTCGGGCAAGGAATATTACAAGACTTCAGAGCAGCAAGAGGTCAATATGACCCCGCAAAGGGATAGCCTTACCCAGCAGCGCGAAGTGAGCGGAGTAGTATTTGGAAAGTACCAATCCGAGACTACCTTGGACAAGGTCGGGAAGTGGCGCTTGGTCTGTAACAATGCTCATATACTAACCCATGGAGAGCCTTTTATCTATCGGGTAAGGCTGGATGGTGTGGTAATTCGCGAGGGGGCTATCAGTGAGCGCCAAAGTACCTTGAGCTTTACTCAGGTAATTGCCATCGAGACAGGGGGCGCCCATCAGCTCCGTTGTGAGTTCGAGGGGGCTTGGAATAGCCCCATTGAGCTATACCTGAATATCATTGCCCAGCATGACGCTCAGGGGAATGTGATTGAACAGGTGATTAACAACAATGAGGTAGACCTCAAGCGGGCTGTCCCTGATATTACCTTCGGAGACTTGGTCAAGACTATTAAGAACTGGAAGAATTACGATCTGGAGATTCAGGGAGACAAGATCTTTATGAATCGTATCCACACAGAGAATCGCCTACAGATGAAGGACTTTCGTCCCTTTGCCATCAAGGATCCTAAGAAGACACTCACTACCAAGGAATCTTACCTTATTAAGTTTCCGGATATGGACGAGGCTAAGTTCAACTATCCTGCGGTACTGATCGACGAAAATGGCATGCAACTCTCACAAGGGGAACAACAGGGAAGCACTCAGGTAAATATTGAGGGCTACTGTCTGCCTAAGGTACTCTATAGGGGAGAGCATTCCTGTATTCCACGAAAGAACGGAGGTAATGTATTAGGGCTTATCTGGTATGATGGCTTGCGGTATGGCAACAAGAATGAGGGCGAGACCAGAGAGGAGCTCCTGCCCCCAAAGGTGACCAAGTACTGGGAAGAATGGTACAAAATGCGCCTATCCTCCTATGAGCTTTCATGGAGCTTTATAGCCAATAAGAATCAAATACGGGAGTTTGCTCTAAGGGATACGCTGTATGTGTATGGCCAGCGATTTTTTATCAAGTCCATCACCAAGAACACTCTTAGCCGCGAATGTTACCAAGTAGAAATCACTCTAATCAATGTATAATGGAAAGTGAAAAAGAAATAGGGAAAAAAGCTGCTATCTTGCTCAGGGGCAGTTTACAAGGGGAAGTCTCTACCCGCTTTGGTGGCCATCTCTCAGGAGGGAAAGCGTCCCTACAGGCTGCTACCGCAGTAGCGCGCATGCGCTATTCCAAGCGGGCTGACGGCACTAAGCAGGCGTATCTGAAAGGAATTGCTATCAAGATGCCACGGCATGGCTTTATCCAACATTACGGGATAGAAGCCTCCCGCGTAAGGGCTGGAGGCACCCGCACCCGTGAGAAGCCCAAGCAAACGACCTACTTTTTCAGGGCTCACTTATATTCTAAAGGAATGAAGGAAAAACCATTTATTGATGAGGCAATAGAAGCCAGCGAGGCTGTCGCCTACTTGGCTGAGGAACTCCCTAAGCAGCGCGGAGAAGAACTCCTTATCTTTATCAAACAACAATTAGAAAAATAATAATATGGCACGTAAATATATCGCAAGAAGTTATCATATATGGTACCCATTTAACGAGGAAAAACCCACAGTTGCTAATTTCGAAAAAGAAGAAGAGATCATGGAGTGGGACTTCTCTCAGAACCCTATCTACAAGACTTGGAAAACAGGAGAGCCTATCCCTAATAATGACCGAATGTCTGTTATATTTCCTGAACTCTTCCTCCTGCCTGAGTTCAAGGGATACTCAGGTAAAACAGAGTTATTTGTTCCTTGGGAAGAGTACCTAAAGAAAAGAAAAGCAGAGGAAAAATACCAACCCAGCAAGAAAACCAATAAGACACAAAAAAAATGGGTAAAAGGAAATGGAGTTTTAGATCATTGGGAATTTAAAGATGTACCTGTCTATGAGCCCCTAAGTGACGATGAAATATACCAAGAGTGGAAAAGATATGCGGAAGAGTGGGAAAAAGATAAATATATCTTTAGCATCTCTATTACCCCCAATGAATTTGTGGAGATATATGCCGGGAATCAGGACCTAAGAAATATAAAACCTTCTTACTTCGATCGTATTCTTTATGCAGGGACGACGCGTATTCGTGGGCGTGGATTAGAATATTTGCTGCGGTATAAAAACTTCTCCCAGCTCCCACAGGGAGAGACAAAGCTCACCCTTACCTTTACAGCTTATGCTGTTAATAATGGAAACAACATAGAGTTGGAGAAAAGGGAGGTGCCCATTACCCTAAAGAGAGAAGGTATCGGAGGAGGAAGCAGCAGCGGGGGAGGTTCTAAGGATACCTATACACCACCAGTGGTCAATATGACCCTGAACAATGCCACTCGGGAGCTCTTTGTCGAACCGATGGCGGAGACTGGAGAACTATTACAAGTAGCACACTTTATACGTAATATCAATAGTTTTTTGGTTCTACACCAAAAGTTCGGAGGGGTAGTGCATGATAGTGAGGGTGCCTCTCATTGGCAAAGGCCATATACTTTTGAAAATGATGGACTCTTCAAGGTAGAAGTGGATAACGATGATCTGTGGGCATGGGCTAAGTTCTCTCTATCGGAGAACTACAAGCGTACAGGGGTAGTTCAGGGCTTCGACTTTAGCCATGATCAGGTGATCGTCAAGGAGGATAACTGGCTTTTTCAGCGGGTATTCTCCATAAGGCTGAATGTTATTAATGACCTTACTTCTTTTTCATTCGACAAAAAACATTATGAAGCGACTTTGTATCGTGAAAAAAGAGAAAGGTATGAGAACTCTTTCCTTATTAAAAATGCCAATAGGCTTACCTATACGATCACCCCTTCGGCTGGGTTGGAGATCGTGGAAGTGAAGCACAATGGAGAACCCTTTGTTTTGGTTAAGTTCCGCTCCAAGAGTGCTGAGACTTTCCCTCTCGGGCTTCAGGAGGAATATATTACGGTCAAGAGCAACAGGGACTCCACGCAAATTGTTACGGTAGACCTCACCATCAAGACTAATCTGGATTTCGAACAGAAGGATATATACTTCTGTTTGGATAAGGATATTCTTACAATAGCACAGACGAATGAAAATTCGGAATTTGCCCGCGCTAAGCTGGTGATGAATTTCTCAGGATATGGCCGAAGGGTGACCACCACTCAGGAGTATGAGTATGTGTTCTTTAACAACATGGCCAAGATCGACCTTGGGGAAGAAATTCAGGATTTCTTCGAAAACTTGCCTGATCTGAAAAGGCTATATATCAATAACGAAAACACGGCACTCCCTGTGGAGGTGATGAAAGCTACTGAGGTAAATGTTACGATCGTGGAAACCAACTTCAAGGGGGAGGAGTTCAAGACTCACAAGTTATCTTCCCTGCGATACCTCCCTGGTAGGACACCTCTCTCCTACCCTTACCTGACTAATGTAGGGTTACGCTCTACCTATACCGATTCGCTAATCTCGGTATGTGCTCTTACTAAGGCTTTTAAGAGGAACGACCTTGGGAAAATTGCTTCTAATAGCGTTGATTCTTCTGGATTGGTGGACGATTACGGGGTGGCTAATCTTTGTTTTTATAGAAAAAATGCCAACCGCTTTTTCGGAAAGAATACGATTATCAAGAAGAGCACACTTTCCTTGGAACCTAAGCCTGAGCCTAATGGGGAGCCTATTACGGTACTTTTTCAAAATCAAAATTATTGCCCTGATTGGTTCTCTTTTTCTGGAGAAGAAGAGCTGCACATCAATTATGAGAATACCATCTCACAGCATGCCGAGAAGGACGAAGAGTTCAAGGCGTTGGTGAAGGAAAAAAGGACTTTCAAGCTCAACACAGGGTGGATATTCCCCGAGGAGGTGGAGCTGCTATGGGAGCTTATCAAGTCTCCTCAGTGCTTTATTAAGGCTAATGATACGGATTGGGTAAAGGTGATTCCTATCTCTCAGAAGCCTCTATCCTATGATAACACACGGAACCTACACAGCTATGTAGTGGAGTTCCAGAGAGCCAGTATCCAATAACTAAATGATGATAAGATGGAGTTAGTGAAATTCGACAAAGAGGGTACTTATCCTCGTATCTCAGCTTCGCATATTGATGAGAGCATAGAGCTTACCCCTGCCGAGCAGGAGATTAAGGCGCGACTTAGGCATATTCACGCCCTTAGGATGACTAATAAGTATTCCAAGTATCAGGCCATACAGATACACATGCGGGAGATGAAGGTGAGCCAAGCCACTGCCTATAGGGATTATAATTGGGCAATGCAGATCTTTGGGGAATTGGACAAAGTGGATGTACAGGCCGAGCGCATGATCTTAGCGGAGTGCTACTGGCAACTCTACCTAAAGGCTCTCAAGAAGGGCGATCTGGAGCAGGAGCGTAAGGCGCTGGATTCGTATAAGTCGCTGTTCAACTTCGATAAGGAGGAGAAAGAGATTAACTTTGAGAAGATCTCCGCTCATGAGTACCATATCAAGATGAGCCGCAAGGGTATGCGTATGCTTAGAGAGGCTATCGGTACAGGGGTGGTGGACTTCAACGAACTCCCCGCTGAGGAGATAGACTATGAAGAGAGTGAAGAGTAAAAAGTGAAAAGTGAAGAATGCTAATAAAACCAGTTAAAGAGATCTACCTAAACCCCATGCAGATGGCAGCCGTGGAAGCCAATAGGTACGGACGGGTGAAGAATATTTGTATCGAGGCGGGGCGTGGTACAGGCAAATCGACTATATTGGGGTGGTTTGTCAAGGAAGCCGTACGCCAAATGCCACGAGCGACGGGGGTACTGGTAGGGGCTACTTTTGTGCAGATCAAAAGCCGTACTTTCCCTTCTACCAAGGAGGGGCTGGAGATGTTCGGCCTATACGAGGAGGTGGATTATGTAGTAGGCAGAAGCGGCAAGAGCTTAGGGTATACAATGCCTTTCCAAGCACCCAACTCGTGGAGCAATGTAGTGCATTTCTCCAATGGCTTTATCCTTGTGCTGGTATCCTTGGACGATCCCAACTCGGGGCGAGGGCTTAACTCCTATATGGTCATAGGAGACGAGGCGGCACTCTTGGAGCACGATCGCCTCTTCAACAACGTACTGACCACAAATCGTGCTAAGAAAGTAGAGTTTGACCGCGCTTCGCTGCTCAACGCTACGATATTTACCTCATCGGTAGCGCTGACCAAGACGGGCGAGTGGTTCACCAATCGGGAAAAGCTGGCACTACAAAAACCACAAGAACATTGTTTTATCAAAGCCAACGCCTTGGTCAATAAGGAGAACCTCAAGCCTAATTGGATTCAGGAGATGTACGAGCAACGGGTATCGGATATGCTCTTCAATGCGGAGATCATGAACATACGCCCGCGCAAGGTGGCCGACGGATTCTATCCGCAGCTATTGGCTGATAAGCACTACTACAAGTACAAGTATGCTACGAACCTCTTAGATGATTTTACCCAGAGCTATACCCCAAGCTGTTCCTATGATACGGACTTGATTAAGGGTATCCCCTTGGAAATATCATTGGACTTCGGAGGGCGTATCAACTGTGCTGTGGTCGCCCAAGAGAGCACGCTCACCCATACGCTGAGTATCATTAAGGATTTCTTCGTCAAGAACCCGCAGAAGCTCTCAGACCTTATTAAGAAGATCATAGACTATTACGAGCCACACAAGGCTACCTGCAATAAGGTCTATCTATACCACGATCGCTCAGGGTTCAAGAGTGAAGCCAACAGCAAAACCACTCTGGCGCAGGATGTGGAGGACATGCTCCGTACAGCAGGCTGGCAGGTGTATAACAAGACACCCAACACGAACAATCCAAGCCATATCCTCAAGTTTCGACTCATTAACGAAATCTTAGAGGAGAGCAACAAAGGACTGCCATTCATCCGTATCAATGAGGACAACTGCCCCAACCTAATTGTATCCATGGAGAATGCAGGACTCAAGCAGAAAGAAGATTCCTTCGAGAAAGACAAAAGCTCGGAGCGCTCTACCTCCATTCCGCAGGAACACGCTACCCACCTGTCGGACTGCTTCGACTACCTTGTATGGTGGAAGTATGCTTATCTGATGGACAACGATCGCCACGATTCATATATTATAAGTTCTGTTTAAAGAGGATTTTAACGGGAAAGTAATTTTTTTTTCTAAAAACATTTGGAGGTTTTTAAAAAAGTTGTACCTTTGCAGTGTTACAAATTCCAGGGATTTTTATATCCGAAAAAAATTATTCATGATATTATAACTCACGGCGTGAGGGTGTCGCTATATAGTAATATATAGCAAAATTTCTATCCAATGGAATTTGTAACAGCACCTACTCACGCCTCTTATTTTTTTATATTATGTTACAAATTCCAACTTCACACCATGTAGCTTTGGCTATTTCGTGGGCAACTGGCCGCACGAATCGGCTTTCTCTTCTAAGTAGTACAGGCTGCTTGAAAAACCCCAATGATTACGAACCTGCTGACGATCCTACGGTGGTGGATGCCATCGCTCGGGAATGTTTCCACTGCTTGCTCAAGGATACCGCGTGTAACTTCCTACTTGCCCTCCGTGATGGTCAGTGGCATGTCTCTACTTCTGCGGGGACTACTTCTGACCCCTCGTTCCCGATTGCTGTGATACACGCTTACTTATCCTACTATATTTCCACCCAAAAAGAAAGGAGGGCTGTACTATGAGAGCAAACAAACAACTACCCAGCCCACTAAATGAAGTCCTCGGAAGAAAGCTCGCCTATTGGCTCTGCGAGATAGATGATAAGATAGATCGCGAGGAGGATTTCCAAGAAAAACTATTACAGTTCCCTAAGTTATTGGAGGACTCTACCTTTTTTGACAAGGAAGAGGAAGCCTTTGTCAAGGATATATTCCTGCATGTGCTCTCTCTGACCTTTATCATACAGAAGCATAAGGAGGAGATCCGTACCTTCTGTGAACAGTACAATGAATAATGACTACAAAGCCTCTCCTTTGGGAGAGGTTTTTTTACGATTCTTGACCAGGCGAGCCCACTGATTCATATTTCACTCCGATTTTTAAAATTCAAATTGTAAAAACAATTAAGGCGGCAGGGGGCTTTTTTTGTACGTAATGAAAATGAAATTGATTTTTAGACTTTTAACATTTTGAAAAACAAAGCAGTGAATGCAAAATAATGATAAAGTACCCTGTTTTTCCCGCTGGGGAATGTGTCCTTTATTTATCCTGATAGTTTTTTGACCTTTGCAGCATGGTAGAAAAGATATTTTTAAAGGACGCTTTGACAGAAATGCGAAAATTAGATGCAGAGAAAAAGCCGATACCCTTTTCCATTGCTGTACGCACCTACAACAAGCAAAATGGGTTTGGTGGAAAGCTCCTGATATACCATAATGCTACCCTAATGCAACAGCCCAAGGCTAAAAAAGACTTTGAGAAAAACCCTAACCACTGGTACAACAAGACACGAAATATTAAACTTGCAGACGGCACTATAAAGAAAATTATTATCCTATTTATAGTGGCTTTTAATGGGAAAGAAGTAGTTTATTAATACAAAAAAATAGCGTTACAAAAACTTTAACACAAAAAGACTGAAAAAAGTTTGTGATTTATTTTGTGGTTATGAAAATATAATGTATCTTTGCAGTGTCCTTGAGAATCAGGGATGAAGTTCTTAGACTTCTTTGTTTAACCAAAAAATTTGAATTATGTTTTTTGAACTAAAAATCAAATTCAAATTTGAGAGACTAAAAAAAGGCTGGTCATTCCTGCTAAGAATAAGAGCCAGCCTTGAAAAACTCCTCGTTTTTCTCTTTAGTTAATCTCAAAAAGTGGGGGGAGCGTAAGGCTCTCCCCTGCTTTTGACTGCAAATATACTAATTTTTTCGATATGAATGCCTTTTTAAAATTATTGAAAAATATTTTTTCAAAAGAACCCTTTGAACAGGAAATAGAAGTGAGCATAAGCCTTGAGGCTGTTTTGTTTTTTGTTGCATTTGTAATACTACTGCTATGGATACTGATCAGATAACCCAAGAAATAGAGCGGATCATAGAGGCGCTGGATATGGGCGCCAAAGGCTGCGCCAAAGCAATGGGTATAAGCGTGCAGGCTTTCCGCAACAAAAAAAGCCAAGGCAGCCACCGAGATAAGTTCAACGAGAAAAACCTGCAAGACCTTATCCGATATATTAAAAAAATCAGTGATCAGTTGTCAGAGGTCAGTAGTCAGTGATTAGTGGTTAGTGGCGAGTGAAAATTTTTTTGAGAAAAGATTTGGAGGAAAGGAAAAAAGTTGTACCTTTGCGGTGTTGAAATATCTCGTGGATTCTTATATCCGCATAAAATCATAAAATATTATATAACTCACAGCGTGAGGGTGTCGCTATATAGTAATATATGGCAATATTATCGGAAACGAGGTATTTCAACAGCACCTACTCACGCTGCTATTTTTTTATATTATGTTGAAATACCAAACCAATCAAACAGAAGCAACGCCCATAGTGGAGGCGTTGTATCAAAAAATCCAACCCCTACCTATAGGAAAGGATCAGCTATTGGAGTACCTCTCGGAGCAGGTGGCCAAGGAGTTTTTTAAGGATATTATCAAGGCTGCGCATGGGGAGTGTGTGGTGAGGTGCTTGCAGCGTGGGCGCCTTGTAGAAGAGTGGCGTATTAGTGCGCTTTGTCAGGAGGGTAAGGGGAGGACATTCGCTAAAGCGGTGCTCTCACTGCATGGGGCGATTGCTAATGCTAAAGCCAAGGAAGGAGGTGTGCTATGAGAGGGGAGAAACAATTACCACGTCCGTTAGACGAAGTGCTTGGGAGGAAGTTAGTATATTGGCTCTGCGAAATAGACGATAGGTTAGATAGGGAGGACGACTTCCAAGAACGGCTCTTGCAATTTCCGAAGCTGTTGGAGGATTCTACCTTTTTTGACAAGCAGGAAGAAGCCTTTATCAAAGATATATTCTTGCATGTGCTCTCGCTGACCTTTATTATACAAAGGCATAAGGAGGAGATAGCGGCGTTCTGCGAGGAATACAATGGGTAGTGACTAGTGACGAGTGACAATAATGATTAATGACAAAAAAGAAAGTCCTTTCTGAAATGGAAAGGGCTTTTTATTTTTGCATTGGTCAGTAGACAGAGGTCAGCAGTCAGTAGTCAGTGGTTAGTGATTAGTGGTTAGTGGTTAGGTGTTAGTGAAAAGTTACCAGTATGGAAAAAATAGATAACGATTTGTATATACTCTCTAAGAGTGGGGCGGCTGTGCTCTTTGATAATAAGAAAGGGCTTACAGCGCCCAAGGCAAAAAAAGACTTATCCGATACGGATAAGTACTCCGTGTGGGGGGATGATAACCTTTATCCGCAGCAGCTGACGGAAAAGCTCAATAAGACAGGGGCGGCCATAGGCGGGCTGGAGGTGCTGATCTCGGCTCATTATGGGTTGGGATTCCGCCTTTATCAGGATGTGGAGACAGAAGAAGGAATAGTAACTAAGGAACGCGCACGTAACTCTTTCCCTGAGCTGAACCAGTTCTTTAAGGCTTGCCGCTGGGATATTACCATGTCCGAGATCGTGGAAGACTTCGAGACCTACGGAATTGCCTTTGTGGAGTACCTGCTTTCACCCAATAGGGACAAGATCGTATCCATAAAGCGGCAGCAAGCGGCTCATTGCAGATTGGGTGTACCCAAGGAAAAGGGCTATGTGGATAAGGTGTATATCAATACCTCGTGGGGTGGCACACTGGACGAGGAGCTGACGGAGGAAGTGCCCTTTTACTCGGATATGCATTCGGTAGAGAGCCTTAAAACATATTGTAAGGAGAAGAAGGTGGACAAATTCATCGTGCCAGTGATGCGTACCCTTACCACGGAGAAGAATTACCCCAAGGTGAAATGGCATAGCTCCTTTGCCAATGGTTGGGTGGATGTGGTGCTATCGGTGCCGACGTTCAAGAAGTACATGTTTGAGAACCAACTGAACTTGAAATTTGTTATCTATGTGGCTGATGACTTTTTCTCCCATAAGTTTGGCCGCAATGAGTGGCAGGAGATGAGCGATGTGCAGAAGGAGCAAGAGCGGCAGAAGACTATTAAGGCGATAGATGAGCACATGAGTGGGAATAAGGCTGCGGGGCGCTCCTTCCTATCGCCTTTCTTTCGTGACAGCTCTGGGAACCTCATACGTGGTATAGAAGTGGTACCCATAGATGACAAAATAAAAGACGGCAACTTCCTGCCCGATGCCAGTGCGGGGAACTCGGAGATACTTTTCCCAATGGGGGTAGATCCTTGTTTGCTCGGAGCGGGTATTCCAGGGGGGAAGAACCTCAGCGGGAGCGGCTCGGACAAGCGGGAAGCCTATACGATCCTCTCCACTCGTATGCCGATCAAGCGTTTGCGTACCTTGGAGATATTCGAGCGGATAAGAGACTGGAACGGTTGGGACGAGAGCCTATACGGCAATTTCCCCAATATCAACCTTACAACCTTGGACAAGAACCCCAATGGGCAACAGGTAATCGTAAATTAGGGGGGTATAAATATACGTCATTTTGTTTCGTTTTTTTGTACATGTTTTTGTGTTGTTTTTTGACATGATAAAATCGTGCGACAAATGTTACACATTTTGAAAAAAGTTGTATCTTTGCAGCGTGAAACGAATCATTACTTTTTTAGGTAATGTAAAAATTCTTTTGAAATGAAAACATTAACGCTTTACCTTCAGGAGTTGAGGAATATAACTATGGGCTTTATCCCATTTTTTTCCTCCATTTTTACGGATTCTCCTATTTCAAATAATGATATAGAAGCAAGGCTAAAGACAGATGAAGATAAGGAGAAGTTTCAACAGGCAGTAAGAGAACTAAAAAGCAATCGTTCCCTAAAAGAGACAACAATAACACTGAGTGATAACAAAGAAATGACCATAATGGTTATGTAGGATAATGGAAATAAATCTTGCACTAAATACAATTATATATATTATGATATTTATAGTTCCTGGCATATTGTTTAGGAACTATTTTTATAGTGGGGAGTATTCAAAGGAGTTTTATTTTGGTAACTTATTTGAAAGATTTGTCTGGACACTTTTCTTTAGTGTACTTATGCTCATCACTTGTTATTTTTTCATATACCTATTTTCTTGGTCTGGAGTGAATCTAATATCAGAAATTTCTTATGACACTATAAAGGAAATATATGAGAACTTACACAATGTACAATCAGATATAACTTTCCCTGACAAAAAGACTTTTGATGAAAAAAGTGGAGATTTTTTTATAATAATTTTTATCTTATATACAATATCAGGATTGTTAGGTTTTATCTGTAACAAGTTAGCTACTATATTAAATTTTAATTTTTACAATTATTGGCATGCTCTCTTTAGAGGTAAATTGAACAAAGCACCTAAAGGGTTTAAATATATATACACAGATATAGACATACTAACTACTGACCATATTATATATACAGTGAAGATAAAAAATTACCATCTTTCTAAAAATGATACCAATATAGAAACCATAGTAATAGAAAATACCTCTAAAAAAGAAATAGGCAAATATTCTCCAGGATACCCCTTTGGAAAGAGTATAGAGGGACATAACTTTTGTATTCATAAGGATCAGATCCAAAACATGAACCTAAGTTATATATATGAAAAAAGAATAGGATTATTAGGAAAATTAATTAATAGAATAGGAATATTACTGTATGTGGCGCTATTACCCTTTGTCTTTTATATTTTCTTCTCAGAAATACCATTTTTGGGGGATTTATTGAGAAAACTATTTTTTATTAGTGCTATATTTATGGTAGTAACCCCTATCGCAGATGCCATGATAGATAATACAAAAATTCCTAAAGATAGTATTCCTGTATTTATAACCTTTGGTTGGTTGGCAGTTTGGTTATACCTACAAAAAAGTATTCTGTTGTATATCATTGTTCTATTGATAAGCCTAATTATCTATATCCGTATCAATATGATTTTTCAAAAAAAGAATAAAGATCAAAAGGAAAAAGAAAAAGAATAAGTCTTACTACTTTATACAAAAACAAGTCCTTTCCCAAGCGGGGAAGGACTTTTATTTTTGTAAGAAAAAAGAATATGTTTGAACGAATTGAAGAGATTAAGGCGTATATCCATGTGTCCAAATACTTGGATATACAGATCCTTAGGCCGTATATAGATACGGCTATTAGTGAGCGGGTTCGTCCGCTGGTAGGTGAGGTGATATGGGAGAAGCTCTCCGATGATTCCTTTGTTATGCCACACAAAGCGGAGATATACGAGGGGGTGAAAAAGGCTGTGGCCAACTATGCCATTGCGTACAGTATTCCTTTCGTAAAAATGCACCTGTCCAGTACAGGCGCCAACGCGTACCAAGATAATAAGATGGAGCGTTCGCCCTGGTGGGATGTGCGAGACTATGGGCTGAACGCGGTACGCATAGGGGATCAGGCGCTCAATGGTGCTGTGGCGCTCCTCTCCACGAGTTCCCTTGGGGCCGAGTTGCCCTTTGCCCGTGAAGTGGCGGGTTCGCTCTTTGGCAGTCCGCGGGAGCTGTCGGAGCTGTATTCCATAGGGGATTCGTACGAGATCTTCTTGCGGCTGTTGCCCCTGATGCGGGATATATGGGAGTTGTACATAGCCCCGCAGCTGTCGCCCTGTGTGCTCTCGGATATACGCGGGGATGAGACGGCGCTGGGGCTGCTTAGGAAGATCGTAGGTTACTACACCTTGGCCGATGCCGTCTTTATGCAGGGGCTTACCTATACCACTTCGGGAATCGTGCTGCAATGGGAGCAGCTGCCTTGGCAGAAGTCCATGCTGCTGAGCGACACCCAGCTAAAAGCCCTTAAGGAGGGATTCCTGGAGCGGGCGCAGGGATATAGGGACCTGCTATTACAATATATAAAGGCACACCCTGCATTGTTCCCCTGCTACCAAGGCGAGCCGCTCGTACTTAGGGAGCCTGTGGCTAAGAAGTCGGGACTTTATTTCTAATGATTAATGCCAGCAGAGAAGAGAGAAAATGGAAAAAGTGCATTTTTTTTTTGAAAAATACACTTTTTCGCTAAAAAGTGCTGTTTTTTTTTCCTACATTTCCTACAAAGGTTTATTTACTTATAAATCAGTTATTTAAGACTAAAAAAGCGTAGGAAAAGGCGTAGGATTTGTAGGAAAATGTGGAAGTTGTAGGAAAGTGTAGGAAAATGAAATGCGGTTTTCCTACAAGAATTTAAGGGAAATTAACACGAAAAAGCCCCATTGAAAAAATATTTATCTTGATTTTCAGTAACTTATGTTTTTTGTAGGTTTTGTAGGAAATGTAGGAAAAAAAAATCGGGGTTTTGAGCAAAAAGAGGAAAAATTAAAAAAAAAACGATGTATAAGCAGTTGAAAGATTATTTTCATCACTTGGCTGAAAAGCATAAGGTGATACAGGAGCACGTGGGGTATTTCTCCCGTGAGATTATAGAGAAGCAAAGTAGCTTTGCAGGGATTGCCTCTCCGTTCTTGGCGATCTATGATTATGAGTTGGGCTTGGATGGGGGCGAGCTGAACACCTTAGGGCGTCGTAAGCTCGTCTTTAGTATCGTCTTTGCCGATGCGCCACACGATGATTTTGAGGGGCAGCAGGAGAAGATAGACCAAGCGGAGCGTATCGCCTTGCAGCTCTTGGCGCGTATCAGGTGGGACAGTCACCAGCGGGATCATTTCCTATATGGTGCTTTTGAGAAGGACTTGACGCGTATTTTCCCGATCGAGGAGCCACAAGCACACTTGTACGGGGTAGATGTGGAGGTGCATTTTAAGACTAAGGCGCCGCTGGTAGTCAATCCCGCAGACTGGGAGGATACGTTCCTAACGTGTTAGTGGTTAGTGGTCAGTAGTCAGTGGTCAGAGAAGGGAGGAAAATTTTAACATATTTAAGAGTAAAAAAACTTAGGGAAAAGTTTGGATATTAGTATATAAATATATACCTTTGCAGTGTTGAAATATTAATCAGAATAGTGTATGAAATCGAGTGAATTACACAGGTTAATCGCCCAAAATGGTTGGGAGTTAGAGCGAGTCTCGGGAAGCCATTACATTTATAAAAAGGGAGATAGAACCTATCCAGTTCCTTACCACGGAAGCAAAGAAGTGGGAAAAGGAATAGAGTCAAAAATCAAAAAAGAGATGGGGTTGGAATAACCCCTCTCTCTAAAAAATAGAAGATTATGAAACAGATTAGAATTATTATTGAGCGCAGCAAGGATTTTTATTGGGCTTATGCTGAGGGCTTGGAAGGGGTCAGCGCTGGAGGAG